GAATGGGAGCAAAACGCCGTTGATACTTTCCGGCTTAATTTTCCAGATGTTCCGGTTTATCATGGCGATATTACAAAATTGACCGGGGCAGAGTGTATGAAACTTGCCGGGATAGGCCCGCGTGAGCTTGACGTTTTGGATGGTTCGCCCCCCTGTCAAGGATTCAGTACAGCAGGAAAACGAAAATATGACGACCCCCGAAATTCACTTTTTAAGGAATATGCGAGACTTATAAAAGAATTACAACCAAAAGCTTTTGTTATGGAAAATGTAACCGGAATGGTAAAAGGTTATATGAAACAGGCTTATCTGGCTATTATTAAGACCTTGCGCGAATGTGGCTATAAGGTAAAAGGTGAAGTCCTGAATGCCATGTATTTTAATGTACCGCAAAGCCGTGAACGAGTAATTATTATTGGAGTTAGAAATGATTTGGAAATCGAACCTAGTTTTCCCCAACCACAAACAAAACCAATTACTGCAAAGCAAATAATTGCTGGATGTTTTGCAACAAGAAGTCAAACAATAAATCCATGGATAGAATCAAGTAAAAATCCTGCAACAATATGCAAAACCGAATATTCCTATCAAACTTTGGTATTGACTGATTTTGATTTAAAGGAATCCGAAATAAAAAATACTTGGCAATCATACCGGGTTTTGAAAGGATTGCAAAAGAAAAAACATTTTGGATTAGTTAGGTTAAATCCCAATAAAGTATCACCAACAATAACAAAAGATTGTGGTAATTCAACAACAGGGATTATCCATCCTTATGAAATAAGAAAATTGACGATCCCAGAAATAAAAAGAATTGGTGGCTTTCCGGATGAGTTTAAATTGATTGGAAGCTTTAAACAAAAATGGGCCAGAATTGGCAATAGCGTTCCACCTAATTTCATGAAGGCAATTGCAGAACATATTAAAATAAATATTTTGGACAAAGCGTCATGAAACAACTAAATAAAAAACCTCCAAATAAATTGCACCCAGGGAAGTCAACTTTTGCCGTAGCGGAAAAACGCAGACAAATTGTTTTTGAAATGTATTGTAATGATGAGAGCTATAGTTCCATTGCGCGGTATTGCGCTGAAAACTGGGGCATACGGTCCAGGCAAACCCAAACGTATGTTTCGCAGGCAAAAAAACGTCTTGAGAAAGAGACCTTGCCTAAATACGAAGAAGAATTAAAAAAGGCATTAATGAGGCGCAAGCGGCTCAAGCAAAAGGCTGAAAAAGATAATGACCACTGGTTGGTACTCGCTATTGAAAAGGACGAGGCGAAACTAAGGGGCTTATATATCGAACGCATTGACCACACTTCTAAGGGAGAGAAAATTTTTGATATGCAAGCAATTGTCAAAGCATTGGAAAAAAAGTAGAGCCGAACTTTTTATTTCCTATTTAGCAAAAAAATACCAAGATGATCCCGTTATTTTTTTTCAACATGCCTTAGGACTTTTTACATGGTCGAAGATGATCGAAATATTGAACTCAGTCAGAGATAATAAAAAAACGGCTGTTTTCGCTTGCCATGGGTCATCTAAGACTTTCACAGCCGCTGGCGTCGCGGTGTGGTTCTTAAATATGTTCAGCAAATCAAGAGTCATTACCACGGCCCCCACAAATCCACAGGTCGAACTGTTACTTTGGGCTGAAATCAATAGAATTTATCGAGAATCCCGGATCAAATTAATAGGCGAATGTCAAACTATGTTCATACGGACTCCTGAGTCCGAGCATTACGCCCATGGTTTTTCGACCGATAAGGCCAGCCGGGCCGAGGGCTTTCACGCGCCGCAAATCCTTTTTATTGTGGATGAAGCCAAAGGCGTAAAACAATGGTTTTGGGATGCGGCTGAAGGCGCAATGGTGGGAGGGATGAGCCGAATACTTGCATTATCTACTACCGATGGTATTCAGCCGGGCGAAAAATTCCATTCCATTTTCACCGATCCAAAGGTACGGAAAAATTGGAATGTAATTCAAATCGATGACCACGACTTACCATCATTTACGGGCGAACAGATGCAAGGCCGAGACTTTTCCACCGGTGAAATTATTTGGAATTCAATTGTTGAACTCGGGGCGCAGCTATCAACGCCAGAATGGGATAGGGAGCGTCAAGACGAGTGGGGCAAGGATTCAGTTTTATATCTGACTAAATGTAGGGGGCAGGTAGTAGATCAAACGGAAGCGTCAATTGTAACGCTTTCTCAGGCTATAAAAATGATTGAAAATAGCCAAAATGAAAATTTCAATACAGACGGAGCCATTGAAATAGGGGTTGACGTTGCCAGATTTGGAGATGATACCTCACAATTTTATAAACGCAAGGGAATGAAAATAATAGAGGGGAAAACGTTTGCAAAAATAGATACTCAAATGTTGTCAGATGAGCTTGAAAAATTTATGGACTTTAAAAAATTCCCTAATGAGGTCGTTGCAAAAATTGATGACACGGGGATAGGTGGAGCGGTAACGGATGCCATGAAAAGACGCGGCTATAAAAATATTGTGCCTATCAATTTCCAGCAAGTCGCTAATAATCCAGATAAATATCCCAATGCTATAAGCGAAATGTGGTTCGAGACTGCAAAATTGATACCTCAAATATCATGTCCGGCTGATGATGAGTTAAAAGCTCAACTTGTCAATCGTAAAAAAATGCCAATGGACTCCAAAGGCAGGCAAGTCGTCGAACCAAAAAGCGAATACAAGAGACGCATGGGAGGCCATTCTCCGGACAAAGCGGATTCTTTTCTTTTAACTTTTTATAATTGTTCACGATATATTAATAATATGGCGGCAAAAATGCTTGATTATGATGTGATGGAAATATGAGTATATTTAGACGTGCAAAAATGCAGGAAATGGAAGGCCAGCTTGAAAAGCTAAGCCAGACCAATCAAAAATTGTCTGTAAAGGTACAGGAGTATTCGAGCATAACGGTTAACCTTATGGCAGAACTCGAAAACATGAAGAACATTTACAAGGGCAATGCCTATACGAGCTATCCGACAGCAGTTGAAGCCATTGCAAAAAAATACAATTGTGAATCTCTTTTCGGCGTTTGCCTGACTTCTGCACTTATACAAGCAATGTCGAGCTTTACATGCGGGCAGGGCTTTTCAACCACGGCAATAACCGACGGTGAAGCCGATGCGGAAATTGCTTTTATCAATGAATTACTCGACCATAACAATCTTGACGAAGAAGGTTTTATTGAAATTATCAACGAAGCCATGGGAATTGAGGGAAAATTATTGTTGCATTTAATACCCGAACCTGGTCACCAATGGCAATATATAGATTCAGATGGGAATGAAGTCAAGAAAACCGGCATGATAAAAATCAGATTTGTGCCATGGCGAAAATATAATTACACGGTATTGACGCAGCCGAACGATTATTTGATTTACACCGGTGTAAAATGGAATGCTACGGGAACACTTGCCGCCGGATCACTTGAGGCCAAGGAATTCGTTTACCGGAAATTTGGAGGCGACTTAACCGACCCAAACCGCGCATCTATGAAAATTTGGAAATGCCTTACTGAAATTGATATGTACGATGAATGCAAATCCGACTGGCGTAAAATAAATAAACTATTTGCCAGCCCTACCGCACATTTCGAAATGGAAAACATGGACTTGGTCGAGCTAATGAACGAGTCATTAGTTAAGATAAATTGGCGCATTGGTAAGATGCTATCGCATATTGGCAAATTTCAACTCACTTCTGCTAATATGGAGGGTATCGTCAGCATTGAAAAAGAAAAAGTCGCATTACAAAAAATAATCTCAGGAGCAACGGGAATCCCGGTTCATTTTTTTGAGCCGGAGGTGATGAGCAATAAACGCCTTGCGGAAAATGAAATGGAATTTGTATGGGCTTCGTTTAACCTGGAACGAAATATAATCAAGGGCGCTTTTGATGAGGTCATCCGTAAATCAATGGCATTGCAAGTTGAGCAGACAAATGAGCAACTTGACTGCAATAGGATAAAAAATTCAATTCGCGTAATTACCGATGCGGATTGGCAACGCCTGAAAGATTTTTTCTTGCCTTTACTTCGTGACGGCAATATTGACCGACAAACAGTTTTGGAAAAAATACCCGGAATTGATGTCGGGCAAGTACTTGAAAGGCTATCGGACCAGGAAGAAAAGGACATGGCGAATATTAAAACTAATATGTTTAAAGTACCCGCCGAAATTCCCGGTCAGCAACAGTCAAACCAACAACCCGGTTTTAATCAAAACAAACAAAATAAATTTGCCAAGCAAACGGAGGTTTTATGATAATGATCCAGGCTAATGACATAAAAAACAGAATAAACAAGATTGTGTTAAAAGATACCCCAGCAACCAAGGCTTTACAACCACAGGATTTAAAGCCAAAAGTTATTATCAGCGAACCCCAAAAACAGAAGCAAGTCGTTATTGTTGACAGTCTAAAATCGCAGCAGCACAAAAATAAACCCGGTGTTATTTTAGCCGAAAATCCAAAATATACGCGCATCATAAAAAAAGACTTACCTGAATATTCACACTTGGTTGACGTACCCCTGGAACCACAAGAAGAAAAACGAGTTGAACCTCCTATCACTTCAAATGATGCGAATATAATGGAATCGCTACGTGATGACAAGAAAAAAAGCAAAGCAGGCCGACCAAAGAAAGGATGAAATGATAAAAATAGAACCGAATAGGGCTTGCGTGGTACACGGGCACAACCCAAAGAAAGATAGTGCCACAGACAGGCCCGAAGGTTCGATTATTAAATGTTATTCGTTTGCGGATTATGGCCGTAAGCAGGCGATTGAAAAAGCCCATGCCATGCACTACGCTATCGCGAAATCAGAGGCCAGCCAGGGACAGGAATTTCAGCCGGTAAAAATTCAATCAATGTTTTTGCTTGCCGAGGTACAGGAAATGGCTGAAAGTGAGATTCGTTTATTAGTCGACCCGCAAAGGCTTGCCGAAATAAGAAAAACGGACGCTAAACCACACGTACGGGCGTATGTAGTCGGTCATGAAGGCTTTTCAAAGGGTAAACTTTTAGGCATTGGCGATAAAATTAAAACCTGGTATCGGCAAGCCATTCAAAAGCTGGTTGAAAAACTTAAAATAGGTACCAAGATTTTTTCCGGTCATGAGCCAGGCACCAATGATCACCAAGGGCGAATCCAGGTAGGCGAACTGATCGGCAAGACCGTGAAATACATTGACGGAAAAATGAAAGCTATTGCGGCTATTTATTTACGGCCGGAATTTACCAAAAATAAATTTGACGTGCCTTCTATCGAAGGTGATTTGATCATTCAGAAAAATGGCGATCAGATTGAAGTCGCGGACGTTAGTGAAATATCTGGTATCGCTTTAGGCGATTCAGATCAGAATAAACCAGGCTTCCCGGAGGCCCAGCTATTGACATCTTTTCAGATGTTTGCCGGGCAGGGCAACGAGGTAAAAATGAATTTAAAGGAACTGAAAACAGAAATTAAGAACGCTGGCTACACGATTGAAGAAATCTGGGAAAAGGGCGACCTTGAAAACGACCCCTTTATTTCAGAGATCAGACGCGAAGCCAGAAAGAAATCAAAGGATGACGGCGAGTTTCGCAACGATCCTAAATTGGAAAAGGAACTGGAACGAATCAAGACAAGCAATTTGGCATTGGTTGAAGAAAACAAAAAGCACCAATTGAAAAACCAGAAAGCGGAATTGCAGGCTAAACTGCCAGGAATATTCGATCAGAGAAAACTTGACGACAAACAAAAGGCTTTTGTACAAAAGCAGTTTGAAAAGTTTTCGATTGACTCGGACAAGCCCGAAGAAAGTCTGCAAAAGTTTATGGACTCATGTATTACTGAGTACAAAGAACTTACCATGCTTTTTGGCATTGCCAAACCTGAACCCGATAAAGCTGATAAAGAAAAAACGGAAATTTTTGACCCAAGAATAGTTCAAATGCCTGGACCAATGGAATTGTTACCTGATGAAATAGCCAAAAATCCTTTGATACCACGATAAAGGAGGACTTAAAATGCAAACGATGAGAACTTTAACACCTCCGGGAGATTGGGCGAGTTTTAAACTTGTTGACATTCCGACCGGAGCAATTGGAACATACGCGGTTGACGAATTAGCTTTAATTCAATCGACTTGGGGCGTATGTATGCACGATAAATATATGTCAGAGGAGGCCATACCGCCAGGCGAACACGTTATTTTAATTTACCAGTGTGAAAAAATCCTAGTCAGAAAAACGCATGGCACCGGACAAGGAATTTTAGTCGGGCAAAAGGTTTATGTTGATGACTCACTTGGTAATGCTCCGTGGTCATGCTACGGAGGCAATGTGAAGGCCGACCCAGCAGACACTTGCATCGGAATATGTGTTCAGGACGCCACCGCAGACGATGAATTTGTCCTTATTGATTTGGGCGGCGACGATATGACTGATCAGCCGTAAAGGAAGGTGAAACATGGAAAAAATAATTAATTGGAATAAACTTGAATGGATAAATGGGAATTTAACGCCTAGCTCAAAAAGAGATTTAAACCAGGCGTTGAATTATTGGGCGAGAAAACCCGAACGCCAGGCCAAAGAAATTTTAGCCGCAGGCGCACAGGAATTTGCAACCGCCGGAGACTTTACGGCACAATACCGCAAATTGATGAGCGTATCACATCTAAAAACAGTTTATGATCTGGGCTGGATGGAATTATTCGAGATGCTTCCCACCCAGGGATTAAAGGCCGATGGGTTTGACGTTGGAATGGTCCAAAGCGCGTTAACTTTTCAGTTAACGGAAGTCGGCGAGAAAGCCCTTGTATATCCCATGATGGGACAACACTTGACCGTATATTTCAATCAATATGCAGCAGGACTTGGCTGGTCGCGGTCGATGATCGAGCGTCAGCAGTTTTGGCAATTGGAACGTAACGCCGTTGAGTTTAGGAATAAGGCGGGTACCAGTAAGGCCAGGGTCCATTATCTGCTTATAGAGGCAGTGCCAGCAGCGAACAATCTAGCTTGGCAAGCTCCTGACCCAGCCGCCCTTGCCGTAACTGATCCAGTATATACGGCAAACAGGGACGCACAGACTATTAACGCGGCTTGCTTGCAACTTTTGACCCTTAATGCAAACAAGGGTTACAGTAATGTTGGCGAGGATGGATTGACTGCTACCTTTGCTATATCATGCCCGGTGCAATTGCTGTCCAGAATGCAAAAGGCCGTAGCTTTGATGTTGCAAGCGTTCGCGCAAAGTCAAAAGTCAATTGCATGGGATGTCCGAATCATTCCTACAACGATGTATGCGGCAACCAATGTTTACTATGTGATCATCCCTAAAAATGGCATGGTCCATGGTGATGAGTACGATTTGACTATCTACACAGACTTTGACATTCTAAGCCGGTCAGATTTGGCCGTGGGGTGGCAAAGCTTTGGCACTGCAATTTGCGACACTGACGTAATTGTCCGTTGCGCGACTGTATAAGGGCCGTTGAGAATTGTCAATATATGGCGGGAGGCTTTTTTGCTTCCCGTCATCCTTGTTGTAACAATGATGATTATTATCAAAAATATTAACCATAAAGAATTGACGAGAAACCCCTTGCAAAAATTAACCGGCGAAATGGAACACCCTTTATTAATAACCGAAGAATTTAAAAATAAAATATTTTCTAAGTCAATCACCATAAAAGACATATCAAATAACATACCCGCGCAATGGTCGACCGCTTGGAAGGGCGGGACACGCGGAACAAAAAAACTATTGTCTGAGCTATATGCTGACGGGGAATGGCAAGGGCATCGTTGCTTTTTAATCGGAAATGGGCCTAGCGTTCGATTGTATAAGCCAAAGGTTTTAAATAATTTTTTATCAGGAGAGAAGTCGATCGGCATAAACCGGGCTTATGAATTATTGCCAGATGTGACAATAAGCTTGGCGAGCGATGCTCATTATTACAACAATTTATCGAATCCAAAAAATAAAAATTGGCCCGAATATAAAAAATATCATGCCTATCAAGGGGTAAAATGTTGGGTTGACTCGGCTAATCGGCACATGGATGATTGCTATTATGTCAAAAATATTGGCCGCGCCGGAATATCTGCCAGCCTTAAAGATGGTATTTATTGCCATTCAAACACGGGATATTCAGCGATTCAGCTTGCGATTGTTTTGAAGGCGAATCCTATTTATTTGATAGGGTTCGATTTATGCCAAGATCAGCAAGGGCATACACATTTTCATGACTATCCAACAAACGGCAATTACCTTAATAATTGGCGAGTATTCAGTAGCGGCTTGGTCGAATTATATTCCCTGATAAAAAAATACCGGCCAGCATTACAAATAATAAATTTGTCTCCAATTTCCAGGGTCCAGTTTTGGAAAAAAATGAATTTGGATGAAGTCGCGGGAATGAAAATAACCAGGGAGGTAGCATAATGTCGCTTGGATGGTTTAGCGGATTGCCGGAAGCTGATTTATATTTTACTGACGAACGCCTGGAAACTAATTCCTGGGATTTACTTACCAATGCACAAAAAACAAAAGCGGTAGTCAATGCGTATAACCGGATTTATTACTCGGGGCTTTATAATGTGCCGACCTATTTAGCAGCCACGGCAGCACAACTACAAATATTAAAACGAGCCAATGGCGAAATGGCTTATTACTTGGCTATTCACTTAGCCGATGAGGATCGGCGAAAAGGTATTCAGGTACAGGGTACAATCCAGGCGGGGATTGTGCAGGAAAGTTATGATTCTAACTGGCTTCAAAAATTGCCGATACCACCGTTTGTCAATGCGTTACTGAAAGCTTTTATTAAAGCAAAGGCATTAAAAATTGTCGACCTGGAACGCGATGAAAATTACGACGTGCTTGACCAAACGCCTTACGAGGGGATTCAATAATGACTGAACACCGGCAGATAATAGACCGCATGTCCCTCATACTGGGCTGGATCAAAAATATTGCCAAGCGGATCACCTTAGATAGTAATGAAAGTCAAATTTCAGGCGCCAGGAAAAAAATTAAAATGGTGAGCATGCAGGGCATTGCTGAAATTGATACAATTTCAAGGGAAATTGTCCGTTCTGTTTATAATCAGAAAAAAAATGAAATGACCAAACGATTAAAACGCATTGGCTATAAAAAAGATCAGAATGAAAAGATTCATGGTGAAGCCATAACGGATTTAATGACTGATCTTTCATTTTCGTTGATCAAAATGATTAAGCGGTCACGTATGACAGCCGGAGTTTATTTTGACCTGATCGAACGGGCGCAGCATGAATATACTATGCTAAAAAATGTTGCCAAAGCCCAGGAATTTTCAGAGACGGACTTTGAGAATGAAATTGATGATCTGGTTACAGAAGATTTAAAAGTAATTACCAGATACACGAAAGATGGATACCCATATAACGCCACTAAATCACTGGGCGAAATCAAAACGGATTTGAAGCGGTTATTCGAGGAAACTTTCGGGAAATTCGACACAATCATTATCGGTGAGCGTATGTATCAGGTCAGCTATTATCTGGAAATGGTCGCTCGTACCAAGATCATTGACATACTCACCCAGGCCACGTTGAAAACATGCGCCCAATGGGGAGATGATCTAGTACAATTTAGCACCCATGACAGCCCGTGCGAGGCATGCGCCGAATTGGAAGGCCAGATATTTTCAATTTCAGGTACTTCGGAACAATACCCAGAATTAACCTCAGAGGAAACCCCGCCAATCCACCCTAATTGTGAGCATGGTTTAAACGCAGTGCCGTGGAGTCAAGCAAATGATTAATGTCTATAAAACTGAGACCGTGATCTTGAAAAAAAAGGTTATAGATGCCTATAAAAATGTGAGCTATACCACAGTTATTGTCCCTGCCAGGGTTGAGAGAACAACAAAATGGTTGAGGACAGAAACCGGGGAATTAATTGTTTCGGAGATTCAACTTTATATGGACTTTTCGGTAAACATTGAACACCTGGACAAAGTCACGGTTGACTCTTTTGACCATGCGGTTTTGAGAATGGTTGTTAAGCGGCTTTTCAACACGAATAACTATAAATTGGTGTATTTATCATGAGCGAAGTCGCTAATATAACAATTGATTCAAAAGCAGTCGGCCAGAATATCATCGCTCTAGCCGTACAAAAATTTCCTGACGTGGCTAAGAAAGCACTCCATGAGGCCCAGAAGCAATTGAAAATTGACGCTGATGAAATACCGCCCAGAACTCCACATTTAACAGGAGCTTTGCGGGATTC